GTGCTACATCTGTAGCTTTGTATGCCTCTTTACCATCAGCCGTTTTGCCTGACTTACCAACGCCGTGACGTACGATAATTCCAAACTTGGTGTTAGTTGCACCTGTTACCGCCGAAACTGTTTTTCCGTCAGTACTACGAACAACCACGTCACCATCGTTCACCAAGCTGGCACCAGCTACAGGCAGGGATAAAATATCCTCTGGCCCAATGAGGTGAAACTTCATACCTGGTGCGGCATCGTATTGCTTAACCATGATTTACATCCCCTTAAATTGTTTTGTATGCGTTTTCTTTGCTGTAGGTCTTTTCTTCCCCGCCGCCTGCTGGGTTGCCATCACCAGCTTTAACACTTTGCTGCTGGTGAAGCGCATCACCTACAGGATTAGAAGGATGAGTAACTTTCACAGCACAGAGTGCACGGAAAGTTGTGTCGATCTGCTCAGGTTTTGCATCACCTACTGATACGCTACCCATCAAAGCAGTTACTAAAGCATCACCCGCTTTTGCGGCAATCACATCACGCTTGATTTGCTCACATGAACAACCTTCCGTTTTAACTGACGGCACCAATGCTTTAGCATCAGCAATCACAGCAGCACGCTCTGCAGCAGCTTGCTCAAGCTTTTCAGGTGTCATTTGGTTCTTTTCCAGATCGCCAACTTTTTGCTCAAGAGCAGTTTTTTCGGCATGCAACTGATCTACGACTGCTTGAATTGCTCCAAGCTCATCACCGATAGAAAATTGCTTATCACCAACTTTAAGTTTTGCAGCCTTCATGTTTTCCAGCTGCTCTTGTTGCTGCTTTAATGCATCGGCCAGAGGCGTGTTATCGCCGATGTTAAAACGGATACCGTTTACAATTACTTCCATTGATTTATTCCCCTTTGGTGGAGTTTGCTGTTTGTCACCGATGCGGCAATCACCACCACAACGGCCATATTTAACGAGTGCTACGTGATTGCCTATAAAATTGATAAATTTCGCTTGATACGGCGTACCATCTGGCGCCGTACCCTGCTCAACGATTAATAAAGCTCCATAGCCAAGCGACATTTCTAGCCGTTCGTTGCTTTGGATCAAATCAATGCTGATCTTGTCTTTAATGAGCAAATCACCCACCAGATAATCGCCTTCCTGTCGAACGTTCTCACAATAGCCAATGTGATAATCCTTCCAGTTAGATGCGTTAATTTCATTTTTAGGCGGGTGATAGTCTGTAGCGTCTACACCATTGAAGCTTTGAATAGCCTCAGGCTTAAAAAGCTCCTCTGGCGGTGTGTAAACATTAATGACTTGATCAGCGGTATAACCTTCCAGAGATGGAAACTCATACGCATAGTACTGACGTACTTGAGGTGCTTTAGCTAAGCGAACATTGACGCATTTCAGATACCCCTCTTTGGTAAATGAGCGTGTCGATTCGCTTGGCGCAAAGTCACCAATTTTGAGTTGGTAAATGGTTTTCATAAATTGCGCTCAATAAAAAACCCACCAAATGGTGGGTTTGAAATATCAGATTTAATTTCCTGTGATGAAAAATTTCTTTATTCGTAATCTAAGGTAAATCTATGGCCTGTTTCCTTAATTATATAAACAAATCTTTGATTAGCCTCATCCATCTCCAAACCGATAGTTGCTATTTCAGTTGTTCTTTTTTGAGGGTCAGCCTCTAATATTTGATCAATATTCGTAGAAATTGCATCAAATGAGTTCTCAAATGTAATTAAAATCCTCTGAACATTCGTTATGGCTTCTACAGGCGATCCATTAGCAACAACACCAAAACCTGGTGGGTGATATTCTGTACCATCCTTTACTCTAACTGTTGTGTTGTAGCCTTTACGTCTTAAAATTTTATATTGCTCTTCTGTCAATGGTTCGCTAGTCGATTCAGACTTAAAACTAATTAGTAGATTAGGCCAATTTTCATGAATAGTTTCGATGATATCTAAATCGCACCAATCGCCATGTGAGAAAATACCAATAATGTGTGCTTGAGAGTTAGAAAAGTGGATAAACAATAAATCCGACGTTCTTTCCATATACCCATCACTTTCCACAACATTACCTAAATGAAAATGCTGGATTCTCCAATGAGATAACATATCATCATTATAATCTAGCTTTTTAAGGTTTCTGCTTTGATATTTATTTAAAGAGTTTCCTTTTTCTATATCTAAAATAATTTTTTGATAAGCACCTAAATGTTCAGCAGGTATGACTAAATTTTGAGGTTCAATCACCTCTCTCGGTTGAGCGTTAATAATTCTGTACTTATAACGTTGATATAAATGAATTGGTCCATTTGTTCCAGCCTTATAATTACCAAACTCACTAACTAATTTTTTATGACAGTAATCTTCGTAATCTTTTAAAATTTCATTTTTAATTTCCATTACCCCACCTTAATAAAATGATTAAATAAAATTTAATTACCAAGTTATTAAAATCTCATAAAGTAATTAAATTAATCAATCAAAATATCCTCATAATTAGGCAAAGCTGTGCAACGACAACGAATAGGCTGACCGGGATGCCCACCATCTGGCGGTGAATCCCATCTAAATGTCTTGCCCTGCTTATGTTGATGATCTGGCCTTACACGCTCATCTTTCGCCGTTTGCCATGTGTATGTCTCAACACCCATTGAAAGCTGTCTAGCTTGGTTAATTTGGCCGTTAATCTTGCCCATCTGATCACTAGCGATAAGACGTGCACGATAATCAGTAGATAATCCTAATTGCTTAATAGCTTTGGCCAAGTCTTCATTGGTTTGTCCAGTCTGCAAAGCGTTGGTAATTAATACCTCAAGCTTATCGGCGTATTGCTGCGGAATAGACTTAATCAAACTGACATTTGCCGTGATGTTTAGATCTACCACATCCTGAATATCAGCAGCTCGATAGAACGGCGTTAGATCTACACCAATAATTGTTTTGGTGTGCTCTGCAATTTGCTTGTCCACTTCCTTTTGCGTGTCAGTCACAACCTTTGTGGCTAGAGGCCTAGAAATCTCAACAACATATTTTGTGAGCTTTTCCCTAAACGCCGTCATCATGTCTGAGAACCAAGCATCACCGATATTCTGGCCGACTGTAGGAATAACCAATTCTTTTGTTTGTTCCTGACAGTATTTTGAAATAGCCAGTAGTTGTCGTGTGTAATATAGCTCTACACGGCGATTTACGTGCACGGCTCTCGGCTTGGAAGCTTTACGACCTTTTTTACGTTTCTTCGCCTGCTGGAGGTGGGGTTTCAGGATCTGAATTATCGTTGTCATTAAGCTTCACCATTGTCTCGAGCTCTTTGATATGTTCTTCATCAATCACTGAATAAACACCGTCAATAAGTAGCTGCCGTGCTATCTGTGGCTCTGTGATGATGCCCATCTCTAAATATTTAGCATCCCGTTCAGCGTTAGCTTTCTCAACTTCAGAACGGACCTTAGCGTCTAATTGCCATAGAGGATTGAACACAACATCTAAGCTTGGAATCTGACGACCAAATGTGGCTTGAACAATTACTCTTAAAAGCTTCATCATGAATGGCTTTAAGGACCATATTTGCTTAGTTGCAATACTGTCGTAATAGTTCCGTGTGTCATGCTCGCCTGTTGCATTCATCCCTGCAGGTGATTGACCGAATAAAATCGTATATGGCATATCAGCTGCACCAGCAGTTTGAATCGAATACTCACGCATGAGGTCAGGCAGACCGCCAAAGCTATAAGATTTAGAGTCATACTCCTCCTCTTTATCCAAGACGATCATGCCATTCAAGCCCTTAAGCAATCCGACACTAAGAAAACGTTCAGCTACGGATTTCATATCCTCTTTGATCTTATCGACCAAGTTAGGTGTTCTAATCACGTCAATTTTTGATTCATGGACCAGACTAGCAGTGGCTTTCTTTACGGCAGCATGATCAAGTAGATCCTCATAAACTTCCTGTAAGACACTTACAGGCTCTTCATTGACCACATCTGCATGACCAAATTTAATTAAGCGGGTGTGGTGGATCCGTTGGTTAGATTTACCATCAAGCTTTAGCTTGTAAAATTCAGGCTGCTTTAAAACGCCACCTGCCTCCTTAGGCGATAAATATTTACTGGTATCAGCTTCAATGTGCTTTTTCTTAAGCACCGTGAAAAACTCTAAACGACCAATACCTAACTTGTTTAAATCGAACGGTTGATCTAAGTTGCCGCCGTCTACAGTCCCTAGAAGCACATAGCAAACGCCATATAAGCGAGAAAGGACCAAACTAGATAAGAGCACCCCATCTAAGTTAAATGCCTTACACGCTTCTTTAAGCTTCAATAAATCGTTATCTTGAATCCCTTCAAAAAACCATCCAGCTCGAAGCATGTCACTTGCTGGTCGGTTGACGATTCGCTTAGCTAACCAGTGTTGATACACGGCTTCTAATTGCTCATCAGGAATTACTTTCTTAACGAAAGAACCGTGTGAAGCTTTGTCACGTTCGGTACCAATATTTGAGACAAAGTTTGTATACGCCCCTGCATCGCCAATTGCATCGGGCTTTTTAGTTTCAGCCATAATTTCCTCTAATCAAATACAGTTGGCTTTTTGGCTAATGAATCATTAATTGCATCAATGGTCGGGTCCCACTGGTCGTCATGGTCATGTGACCAATCAGCAGTAAGGCCTTCAATCTCTTCAATGTAGTTCAATAACCACGGTGCATTAGCTGGTAACCAAACGCGCTGATCTTCAACATAAAGAATGACGTCCATTGTCCGTGACAATTTGTCCTCATCCCGCTGAATTGCCCTAATAGGTAATGTAGTTTCCCTAGAAATAGATTGAATTAATCCGGTACCACTCGCCTTATCTTCTACGGCCATATAGCGAAGTTTGCCGATTTTGGTGTTGCTATCCTTATGCTTATTGATAAAGGTTTTAGCCTCCTTCAATAGCTCAGGTGCTTCCCATTTCCCGCGTTTCACATCAATGATGTAAAGGTTATTGTCATAGCCCAGACCAGCACATAAGAACACCGAGAAGTCATTATGCTTTTTGACCTTCTGAGCAGTATCGGCCCATACAGCCCGCCACTTAAGAACAGGTAGCTCTAGATAACGTGGGAACCATTCAGCCTTAACCAGATCACCACCCAGCTTTTTAGGGTTTTGCATGTATTGGCTTGCAAATGTGTAGCGTGACACTGTGGCGCCGTCTTTATCTTCCCCGCCTTTCTCCAGCTGCAGCAATGAAAGTAAAGATTCTTTTAACGGCCAATAGCTTTGACGGCCTTTCGCATCTCTCTCAACATCACGTGGAATTTTGCTTTGTATTTTTTTAGGCAACTTACTGATGTACTCATCATCGATAAGCGCTGGAATACTGATCTGTTCCCATTCACCAGGCACATTACCAGTCATCACAAAGTTAGTCGGATCTTCAACGTGCAAACGCTGCATGATCAGAATAATTGGCGTATCAGATTTAGCTTTACGCGAGTTGACCGTATTTAAGATCTTACGGTTAGCCTTACGTCTAGCTGTTTGGCTAAATGCATCCTCAGGCTTTAATGGGTCATCAAGAATAATGGCACCGGTAAAGCCCTCATTAGCTAATGTACCGGCACGGCGACCTGTGACCTGCCCACCCATCGAAGCAGAATAAACATGACCTGCGTCATATCCATCGACTGTGGTTTTCCAACTAGACTTAGCGTCCGTACTGGTAGAGATCTTTACAGGCCATAAATTCTGAAAGTCATCCGACTTAACAATATTCCTTGCTGTTGCTGATACATCCTCTACAAGTGACTGCGAGAAAGACAAATACAGAAACCGCGAACGTGCATTACGCGCTATACCACGGGCAATAAGGTTTGTGAGTAATTCAGTTTTACCGCTTCCGGGTGGAACGTTAATAACTAGGTTCTTAACCTTTCCAGCGATTACCTCGTCAATCTTGTCGGCAATATATTCATGATGCCAATTGACCGAAAACTTAAAACCCATACGTGGCAAGAAGAAAGCACGAGTGAAAAATAAATGTTCTTTCTCACATTTAATCCGTTTAGCTTTGGCTTTAACAGGATCAATATTCGTTCTCGAGTTCATCTATCGCCTGCCTTACCTGCTCATCGGTAGCAGTCACATAGGTAATATTTTCGCTTTGTAATGGACCACCACCAGCGCCTGTAATTTCAGTCTTATTCGTGTACTTGCCGCCTATGTCCTCAGCAGCTTGCTTAAGAATGCTTAAAGCTGCTACACGGTTTCTACTGTGCTTTTGATATTGGCTTTCGTAGCGCTGTAAACGCACCGCTAAATTTGCAATAGGGATTGCCTCAGGCTTACCCAAAAACATTTCGCGAGTCTTTTCAAAATCCTTTCTTAATTCTTCGCTCAGGTTCTCGCCTGCCCGTTTGGTCGGGTCGTATTTCTCACACTGCTGTTTAGTAACTTTTATCCCGTATTCTTGGTTGACGAGCTCAGCAGTTTCTGTGGGTGTATTAAATACGGCAAGTGAGCGAACTATAAAGAGTTTTACCTCTTTTTTTAGAGCCGCCATATCCTCAATCCTGTCAACCTACGTCAACCTAAATAGCCAAAAAAAAGAGCCTCAAGGCTCAGGTAATTACGCAGTTTCCACAACATTTCGAAATATCTAAATCAGAAACAAACGGCGGGTTTTTAGCGACTTCAATAAGCCGCTTAACGTTTTCATTTGCACCCCAGCGTTTAACAACACCGATAAACTCTTCCACATCGTGACCAGCTAAATAATGCTTTGGTAAGCCAGTATGATCACTGTAAATAATCTCACCGTCCGAGTCTCGTTCTACACCAATGTGATAAAGCTCATGTTCAAGCAAAGCACAGAACTCGCTATCGTTTGCCTTTTCACAAAAGCTTGCATCGATGGTGATTAAGTAAACTGGAACGAATCCGAACCAGTCTCGCATTTGCTGCTCTTGTCGGGCTTTCTTCCAGCCGCCTTGTTGAAACATAACCTTTTCACATTGGCCGAGCACCATACGCTTAGCTCTGGTATAAGCAGAAGAAGCCCATGCGAAAGCCAAGAAACCCTCATTGTCATGAAGCATCTCAGCGATATGGTCGTGATCTGGATTATGCAAAGGACCACCAATAGTTAAAAAATTTGCAATTACCCAATTCATTAAATCAGGGGCTGGCGCTAATCGAATTGCTTCTTCTTCATCCGCTTTATCAATTAATTCCTGTGGTGGAAATGGTCTGATCTGCTCCATCTTCAATTCTCGCTAATTCGTCTTTAATCCAGTTAATGACATATCCCGACAAAATAGAATCTGGATGAAAGCGCTCTATTTTATAACCCATCTCTTCAGCTTGATCATATCGATCAAGACTCCATGCTTTATTTGACAGCTTTCCACCACGCCCACCAGACCAGGGCCCACCCTCAATTTCAATGAGCAAACGCAATTTCACTATATGAAAATCAAAGCGCCAGTGTTTGGTATGGATCGGCTGAAACTTACTTTCAAATCCAATCGCCAAATCCTCAAGCTCTTCCTTAAGTGTTGCCTCAGCCTCGAGATATTTTTGCTTCGCTTTAGGTAGCGGTCTGGATTTAGGCTTGGTTTTAGGTTCTTTTTTCCGAGTAAGCCAAAAGTATTCTGTAGAATCCATTATTCTCACCCATAAAAAAACCGCCCTAAGGCGGTGGCTAAACTCACAGGCAATATAGTATTACTTCTTAAAAGTTGCCTTATAAAGCTTTGAATTAAAGTAATCCGTAATTTCTTTACCTTCGTTTTGAATTTTTTCCTCATTTAAGGGTAAAAAATCTAATTCAGATTTGAAGCTCATATACTCTGGAATAAATTTCTTTATAGGCGGAGGTGGTTTAGGTCCACCTTCTGTAATTTTTTCGATAAATCCAGCTAACCATAAAATATACTCACCTTCTGAATTATGAGGAGGAATCAAACTCACATCTATTTTTACTTTACATTCATCTAATTGTTTACTAAACAATTCAACAAAATCAATAAAATTATATTTTAATTTAAATTTTGTTCCCTTAATTTCTCTGCGTATACATGTCATAAGTAAGTTCATATTTTCAATACAGTCATGTGAAAACAATTCCTCATCTTTAATTTTGTTATAAATATTTTCCGCAAACATGAGATACTGTGTCATTTCAGCAGCTCCTCATTTTTATAAAGTATTTTTCTTAAGGTAGTCCTATTATAACAATGTTGCAACAAGAAATTTTCCATTTTTAGTTTAAGAAAATTTTAAAAATTATAAAAACGATTATATTCAATAAATTAGTACAAATAAAAGCTATGGAAGTTTGATCTTTCTATTGAGCTTTAAAATGGATTATTGTGTTTAAATCATCAATTTAAAAAGCTTGCCTAGTAGGCAAGCTCCCCCTTTTTTTGATATTTGCGCTGATCAATAAGGTTTAGTGTTACTTAAAGCAACACACTGATAATACTGAAATATTTAAAAATAAAAAAGCCCACTTCCTATTTTTATTCAGAAATGGGCTTAGCGAAAAAAACGCTTAGACCTGAAATAGAAAATATCTATTCGGAAATATCTCCAACTTCATATTGGCATAATATTTAAGCACTAGCAATAGGGATTGAATTAAAAATATCAAATATTCATATTTAAATAGATAAAGATTTATTTTTAAATAGTTTTATTTTTAGCCTACATAAGGTTAATGGAACGGTATAATTTATCTAGAAAAACCATTATTGATGAGTTAAGACCATTCAATCTTGGCGGTGACGGTAAGCACCTTTATAGTCCTGCTACTGTCATGCCGATTTTGGATAATCTTAGTAAGGCTAAAGCACAACGGCAAGCAAGACGTAAAAACTAAAAAAAGGCGCTATATGCGCCTTTAATTACTGTGTTTTTAAATATTTAAAATAGAATTCAGACAATTCAACGGAACAGAAGTCATCAAAAGCAATCATAGAATCTTTCCAACTTTCCAATACAGTTGCACATTGAGGACTTGAACTTATCTTAGAAGCATAAAATGGAAGTGTAGATATAAATTCTTCATTAATTTGTGAAATTTTAGTACGGTGTTCTTCTAACATACCTTGGTGTTTTTCTAAAATTTCATTTGTTTCAAAGTAAGAAAGACAACTTTTATACTCAAGAAGGGATTTTTGAATATGAAACAATTCAGATGATAACAATCTAAGCTCAACACATCCTTCAATCCATTTTTGTTCACCATCTTGTTCAAATGAACCCTCAATTGTACCAAAAGACATATGCGCCTTTCTAAAATGCTCGAGCAATCTAGCTCCTTTGTCCTTTAAATAATCCTGATGCATCTTCAATAGGTTGAACTTATGCTCATCCTTCCAATCAGTATAAAAATAAAATGCAGCAGTAGCAGCAACAATAGTTGAAAATGCTGAAAGATAATCTCCATCAATATTAAATTGATGTTTGAAGTAAATTGAGCAACTTAAAAAAAATAGAAAGCTAAAAATTAGGGTGCATATAATTTTAAATTTTTTCATGTTAAATTTAGGTACGAATGAATAAGAATTATTTTAAACAAAAAACAGATAATTTAAATATTTTATTACAATTAAACCGCACTGCCCCCACTGCGCCTCCACTCATTTTTAAGCATTTGATTTATTTAAAATAAAATAACCTTGCCAAGGTTGGGGTCGCGAGTTCGAGTCTCGTTTCCCGCTCCAAAATTTAAAAACCACTTAATTCGAAAGAATTAGGTGGTTTTTTTATTGTCTATTGGTCAATTCAAAATTCGCATTAAAAAAACGCTTTATATTTCCATTGCAGTACCATGAAATTTGGAGTGTTATTATGCAAAAGCCAGTTAAACGCGGGGACGGCGTGGCGCATCACTGTTCGTTATCTAGGCAAACGTTATACGCCTACTCGAGATACAGCGAGTGAGTGTGAACAATGCGCCGCTAAAAAATTATTAGAATTACAATCTGAATATGCTAATCCTGAGCCTGAAAAAATCCATATCTCCTTCTATGCCCTTTTTGAACAGTACTATCAAGAAGAAGGCAGAAAAATGAAGAGTGCCCGCTTAATTGTTCAAATACTTAAATGCCTAAAGAAAAAAGAATAATGAAAATATAATTAATAGACCTCTTGCGAAAGTCGTTATTGCAAGTTCATCCGATTTACCAGTGCAGCGATT